TTGATATCCTCTTGTGGATATTGTCTACGAACAATAGTTTCAGCAAGTTTCCAAGTTTTATCTTGAAGTGATTTAAAATCATTTCTTAAATCATAATACTTTTTTCTCTCTTGCGTGTCCTCTTGTTCTAAATGTACTCTAAATCTAGGATTAATTTTATTTCTTAATTCCTGATTTAGTCTTATTCTTCTAGGTTGTTGTTGCATAGTTTTTCTCCTTTATAAAAATAATCTTATACTATCCCATACTAATTGTCAAGCCCTAAAATAGAGCGATACAACTTGTGATTGAATTGCCTTTTAATATACCCTGCGCCAACCCCAACCACCTGCCAAGTATATAAGATCTTCTGGGATTTGTCAAGAAAAAAATTTGCATTTATTTAAAAATAGTTATTGACTTCTTCTCCCAGAAGATATAAGATAGTAATATGATTAAATATAACCCAGGAACATATATAGATCTTGCATACTTACAAGGACAGTTATTGGCTTTGTTAGATACAAAAAATAAGTTGCAAGAAGAAATAAACAAAAAAGAAAAAGAACTGAAAAAAGCAAAGAAAGAAGTAGAAAGTGAAAGATAGTTTTACATGTCCTATTTGTCAAGAATTTACAATGTATGATGAATGGGCGCAACCACAAGTTGCGTGTATAAATTGTGGAGTAGCAGAATTTTCAGACTTCTAGTGTAGGTTGAAAGACCTATCATAATACTTGGTTGGGTGTCTTTCCAGGGGAAGAAAATAAGACACAGGGAACAACTTCTGGTTGAAAAGTAAATTTTATTTATAACCTTTACCAACAGCCAGAACTGATCCCTGATCCAATTAAGTGGTCGTTAAATAGGGTCGCCCCCTATACCAACTGGTTGGATCTGGGATCAGTAATGAGAAAAATCAGCGGCATGCGGCTAGCCTATACGTGCGCGCCAGGTTTTGCTCATATGCGTTCTTAAGTAAACGCATATGGGTTAATATGAAAAAATTTTATTAAGCCTCAAGCTGCAAGCGTCAAGCAACAAGCTACTTGACATTAGCTCTGGGATAATATAAGATACAAATAGAAAGAGAGGACAAATGAGTACAAGAAGTAATATAGCAATAGAAGATCCAAAAACAAAAAAAGTAAAAGTTATATATGTTCATAGTGATGGGTATCCCTACGGCGTAGGCAAGTGCCTGGTTGATCATTGGGACCAGCCTGAGTTTGCATCACAACTCTTTGATCATGGAGACGCCAGCTACTTAGGCGACACGATTGAAGAGTGTAGTTTTTACATGAGAGACTGGAACAGGGGCGATAAATGCCCAACTCAAAACTACAGAGATGAGTGGATGTTTATGAGACATATGGGCGGAGACGCTTTTATTGAATATATTTATATATTCAAAGATAATAAATGGCATGTATCCACATTAAAAACAGCGGATACTAAAAACGGTTATGAGAACTTTGTTGGTTATCATACCAAGTTTGAGCCTGTGATCATGAACAAGGAATATATCAAATACAAAGACAGTCACGAGAAACACGCTGAGGTTAAAATGATCTCTAAAATTGGAGAGATGTTGAGCGGTGCAGGGTTCAGCGGTGATGACATCCAGATCCAAGGTGGCACAGTCAAGAAGAAAGCCAACTGATGACTAAAGAAAAAGCAATACTAGAATACATTGTTAGGTGGCTGGACTCTAATATAGATGAGCCGCCACCTGAAGGCGTCCAGGAAGACAGCGCCAATTTAAAAGAAAAAATTGAATTGGCCATGGATCCAAAGACCACTGTTGAAGACATTGAAAGCGGTAACTTCTAATGGTTATCTGGAACACTGGGCTCGCTGCAGAGCGGGCCCGATACAACCTGAAGTTGAAGACTAAAAAAAAAATAAAGCCACAAGCAACAAGCGCCAAGCAACAAGCCGCAAGCGTCAAGCAACAAGCGCTTGACAAACTAGTACTATAGGATTATATAAGACTCATGAATTTAAAAAAAGCTAAAGAAATAACCGGCGGCCTGAGCTCGCCATCTAAGATGCCGGGCTATGCATATAACCTGCCGGCCTGGGAATGCGTGACAGGCGTCAAGCTGCAAGCGGTACCCGGATCTGTTTGCGCTGGCTGTTACGCTATGAAGGGCAGATATAGATTTCCAAATGTAAAAGACGCGCTCAACCGTAGGTTGAATTCTTTAACACATCCACAGTGGGTGGAAGCAATGACTTTTTTAATTAGTCACTACAGCCGGACGGTCCCCTTCTTCAGGTGGCATGACTCTGGAGACCTGCAAGGAGCTGTACATCTAAAAAATATTTTTGAAGTGTGCAACGCCACTAAGCAGGTGCAGCACTGGATGCCCACGCGGGAAGTAAAACTATTAAGACTCATGCAACCTGAGGTTGTACCAAAAAATTTGATTATTCGTGTGTCCTCGCATATGATAGACCAGGGACCAGTCAAGAGCTGGCCCCATACGTCAACCGTGGTTCGGGCGGACAGCACATGTCCAGCCCGGGACCAGGGCAATGTTTGCGGCAGCTGCCGGAATTGTTGGAATAAAGAAATAAGTAATGTCGCGTATCCCCTACACTAAAATAAAAAAAATTCATGAGGCATGGGCCAGAGCCAATGGCTACAGGCCACAAGCTTCAAGCGGCAAGCCTCAAGCACAACCTGAGGTTGCAAGCACCAAGCAACAAGCCTCAAGCACCAAGCGAAGATAGATACAAGCTACAAGCATCAAGCGACAAGCAACAAGCGTCAGGATTTTTAAATCCCTCTTTGACTAGGGCCAGGATACTGGTACCTGGAAACAATTTGCAAGAAGCCTGACTGGGCTTCTTGGCAAGTATAAAAGTATTATTTGGATGGAGTACGTGGAATGAAATTTGATGTGGTGAGAAGCGAATTTTGTTACCCGATATTATTTTTAGCTCAACAGTAAAAAAGTGGGAATTAGTATTGTAGCCCAACAGATCAGGAGTCCCAAGTAGGCTAGTATTTTCCAGCCTTGTCCATGTAATCTGTGGTGTAATTCTTTTAAGCTCATGCCATAATTTTGTTTCGGGTTTCATCAAAATAATGACAATAACAGATGCTTAGACAATGAGCTTTGGTGCACCCATTTCAGCTATTTCTTCATGTGTAGAAATCACTATACGATGAGTCTCTCTAGCACCTAAAATTTTATTTTCAACTAAATTCACACTCATCACATCATAATGTTTTCCATCAGGTGTTCGGACTTGAACGCGAGCATCCTGGGCAACACTACTTCCTTTCTTTGGACCTACGAATCTATCAAAAATCATAATTAAATCTCTACCTTTAAGCATTACATTAAACCTTTTTTTCTTAAATCAGGGACTGGATTTTTCAAAGACTCTAGCTCTTTTTTATGAACTAGATTATCATACTGATGGTCCTCTTTAGCCCGAGCTAACTGAGCCTTCAACTCTTCATTCTCTTTTTTTAACGCTTTCATTTCAGGACTATTTATACCTATGGCCTTAACTAAGGATGTTTCACCCTCAGCCTCACGTACTTTTTTCTTTAATTCCTCAATTTGTCTAGTTAAATCTGAATGTCCTCTGTCATCTTTCATGTTTGACTTTATAAGATAATATTCATATATTGTCAACGGGTGGTTAGACCTATATATTAGTTTAAATTAACCAAACTATATGTTGTGTGTAGGTTGGCTAATATAGGCAACCACCTCTGAATTATGGATAATACACCACCAAAAAAGAAACCAGGTCTTCCCGCAAGACTCACAATTATGCAGCGAAAATTCGCTGAACTATTGGTGTTTAATGAAGGACATAAATTTGCCTACGAATGTGCAAAGGACGCTGGGTATGAAGGAGACAATGCAACTCTTAGAGCCAAAGCGAGTGCACTACAAAATCCAAAATACTATCCCTTAGTCTTTAAACACATAGGAGAACTCCGAGAAGAAACATATAAAAAATATGGTATCTCTTTTGGTGGACACCTAGCTGAACTAGCTAAAATCAGAGATGACGCTAAAAAATCACGATCATTCTCTGCTGCAACCAATGCCGAAAAAGCACGAGGAGCAGTTGGTGGATTATATATTGAACAAAAAATAATTAGAACCGGTAAGATTGAAGACCTATCTGAAGAGGAATTAAACAAAAGAATATCCACAATTGTAGAGGACAATACTTTACTCCTAGATCCAAAATCTAAGGATAAAGATCCTAAGGATAAAAAACCGAAACCGGTTCTATCTTAATTATTTTCTTTTCTTTTTAGTTTTTTTCTTTTTCTTTTTAACTATTTTCTTTTTTTTCTTTTTAGCCATAATTTTCTCCTTCCACCCTCTTAGTTTAACTTAGTCATCTTCTTAACACAAGACAAAGGTATCATAGTCCTATCTCCAAATGTGATCTCTTTCGTATCTTCATCTCTATCATAAGAAGCAAAAATTTTAATTGCATATCTATCTTTATTATAGAGCCAACCTTCATTAACAGGTGAGGCAAGTTTCATTCTATTAAATTCTTTATCAGTAGCCCACCCTGAATC